GAGTGTAGAGACCAGAAAAGAGATATAGGTCATATACCTGCAGGAGTAAGATTAATTGCAGGACTTGACCCTGCTTCTACTGGTTATCAAGCTGCGTTTCTTTGGGCATACGATTCAGAAACAAATAAATTATCTATGGTAGATATGAATAACAGTTTAGGTGGTGGTATACCACAAGCACTAGATGTTATTAAAGAATGGTGGAAAAAATATAATTGTTCTCACTGGGTTATAGAAGAAAATGGTTTTCAGAAAGCAATACGACAAGATAGAAGCATAAGAGAATTTGCTTCTGCTCATGGTGTGTTTTTAGAAGGACATCAAACTCATAACAATAAATTTGACCCTTTGTATGGAGTTACAGCTATGAGACCAATGTTTCAAGAAAAAATAATTTCTTTGCCATATCTTAGCTTTGAAGCACAAGAGAAGGTAAACTTATATACAAGTCAGTTAGTGTATTTTAGTTCTGCTAAAAACAGAAGCAAGTCTATAGGTACAAAGACTGACATAGTAATGGCTAGTTGGTTTCCACTAAGAGCTATTAGGCGTATGCAAAAAGAACGGTTCGCAGAACTGGGTCATGATTATACTCCTAGCTTTTCTGGTTACGAACCTAGTAATATGGATGTAGATACATGGAGATAAAGTGCCTTTAAATAACGATGAAATTTATGACAGAATAGATTACCTAAGAAGTATAAACAATGACGCTTCAGTTGATAGGTCTCGTATTAGAGATATTATGAATGGTGGAGAAGCAGCAGTAACAGCTTTGCTAGGCAAAAGCGTTGATGTGGAATACCACGAATTACCTGCACCTAATTTATTTTTAACAGCGTTAGAACGATTTGCACAAAAACTAGGGCGTAGTCCTGATTTAAAAGTAGATATAGTAAACGAAAAAGATTCAGAAAGAGCTAGAAAAAAATCTGAAAAACTAGAACGCATAGTAAATTCTTACGATGGTTTTCAAAAACTTAATATGCAATTACCACAAGTAGGTAGATGGCTACCTGGTTATGGTTTTGTTGTATGGGTTATAAATCACAAAAAAGATAAAGACGGTAATCCTTATCCTTACGCACAATTAAGAGACCCCTTTACTTGTTTTCCTGGTAACTTTGGTAATGACCAACAACCAGACGAACTAGCAATTATATCTCGTGTGCCACACGATACATTAGCTAAACAATATCCCAATGCTAAAAAATATATTTATGAAAAAGATGAGGATGGACAAGTTGACCCTTACTCAGTTTTATTAACTACAGGTTCTAGAAACGGTAGTTGGTCTAACTCTACAGGGTATGGAAAAGTTGTTGTTGAGTTTATGAATGGTGATGGTACTTATGTTTACTTACCAGAAAACCGTAAGACAATAGATTTTATGCCTAATCCGTTAAGGTCAGGACCTTGTTTTGTTGTAGCTAAACGATATTCGTTTGACCAATTACAAAGTCAGTTCCAACACATAACAGGACTTATGGCTAACATGGCAAAAATAAATATTCTTGGAACTATTGCTATGGAAGATGCAGTGTTTACAGAAACAAATATTGTTGGAGAAATAGAATCAGGTAAATACCGTAAAGGTAGATTTGCCGTAAACTACATGGCTCCAGGCTCTTCAGTGTCTAAGCCAGTCAACAATCTACCATATCAATTATTTCAACAAGTAGATAGACTTGAAAGACATTTAAGACTTGGTGCATCATATCCAGTTGCTGATGATGGTCAATCTCCTAACAGTTTTGTTACTGGTAGAGGATTAGAGGAACTAGGACAATCTGCTTCTTTGCATGTTAGAGAATATCAAAGTGTTCTTGCAGATGCTTTAGAAGAATTAGATTCTAAAAGATTAGAGTATGATGACAGTTTGTTTGGAGGTTTAAGAAAACCTATGGCAGGTATGCACAAAGGTACAGCTTTTAAAGAATCTTATACACCTAGCACTGACATAAAAGAAATGTACAAAACTAGAAGAGTGTATGGAGTAATGGCAGGATTTGATGAGCCACAAAAAATAATTACAGGGTTGCAATTAAAACAACAAGGAATTATTGACACACAAACATTACAAGAAAACATGGATGGCTTAGAAGATATAACAAAAATACAACAACGAGTTAATAAAGAAAAAGCAGAAACAGTTTTGTTTGAATCATTAATGGCACAAGCAGCACAAGGTAATCCTAAAGCTACTATGGCTGCTATTGAGATTCGTAAAAATCCACAAAAAATTTCTGACATATTAGATAAATTCTATACTCCTGAAGAACCTGCTATGTCACCACAAGAAGAAGCATTAACACAACAAGGATTAGGACCTGTACCACAAGGAGAACCAGATATAGCATCTGTGTTAGCAGGTTTAGCAGGAGCTCCACCACAAGGAGGTCCACCACAAGGAGGTCCTCTTGGATGAAGAAATAATTAATAAAATATTTTATGATATAATTAACGGTGAAGATTGGTCTGATACTGTAAATGTTGACTTAGACGATACGCCAATTTTAATTAGAGAAATGTTTGCGTCTAGAGAAGTACCTATAGGTGCATATATATTACCTACATCTATTCCTGGATTGTGGATTAATATTAATTTAAGTTTGGATATAGAAAAACCAGAAGGAGATGATGACGATGCCAGGTGGTAGAAAACCAAGTAAGTTAACCCAAAATACAGATACAAAATTAGATGGTGCTTATGCAGATTTGAAAGCTATACCTGATGATGAGTATGGTGGCAGAGCACAACAACAAGCAGGTATTGACGCTGTTAAAAGAGAAACAACAACAACAGGTGGTATACCTAACATAGGTGAAATGCAAGATGTTTTTAGAAATACAGAAAGAACTAACGAACCAGGCAATGCTCTAGGTGTAGAACAAAATATACAAATGCCAGACGGTACTAATACACAAATTCTTAAAGAGATTATACAAAACAATTATGGATATAAAGTACGAAGTAGGTTTTAATGTCAATCTGGACAGAATGGGGTGACAACTGGAATGAAAGTTATAAAAAAAATCAACAGTACAATACACAATTAAATAATACAGAACAGGCATTAGGTCCTAAAGCTAAAGAATTAGCTAATAGGTATGAACAATTAGAAGCACTTACACCTAACGAAACACCAGAACTATTACTTGCAGCAGTGGACATGAACTTGACTGACGAGCAATATTTAGAAATTTGGTCAGAAACTAAAAACGAAGAATTATTAAATCAAAATAATAGAAGTGCAAAAGTAAATGAAGAAGTACAACAACATTACAATGCACAAACACAACTGTTTCTTCAATTAAATGCAGATACTCTTGGTACCCTAGGAGCAGCAGTTAAAGAAAATTTAAGAAATTTTAAAGAAACAATGGGTTCTTATTTTTTTAATGGCTCTCGCATATTTTTAGAAGCTGCAATTCAAGATGCTGATAGGGCTGCTTATAATTATAATTTAGAATATACAGCAGCATTAGAAAAACAATTAAATGAAGATGGTAAAACATTAGAAGATTCTATAAGTATTGCAGGTTACGAAAGACTAAAAGATAACAACACACCTATTGGAGCTGCTCTTAAAGCACATTTTGAAGCACAACAAATTTACAGGTCACAAAAAAAAACACAATATAAAAATGGTTTACCTTATTATGATGCTTCAACACAAGCAAAACAATTTATGATTGCACGAGGTTTAGTAGATGATGAAGGAAATCCTCTAGTTAGAAAAACAGATTTAGATATTTATTTAGAAATATTCCCAGATTACTTAGCAGAAAATTTAGAACAAGAAGAACAAGTATTAGGAAGACCATTAACTTTTACTGAAAAAACAGGTTTATATTTAAAGACTATAAATGATATTATGAACCCTGATACAGAACAAACAGGTTTTGCAGCTATGTTATCTTCAGCTCCTGAGTTTGACGAGAACAGAAGTTTTGCACAAGATTACATGACAGTAGGTTTACCAGTAACAATAGGAGATGGTCTAGCATATTCTTTAACAGGTAATTTAAGTGCAAGTTATGGTCCAGGAAACCAGATTACAGAGTTTGTAGATAATCAATATTTATTAGTACAATCACAAGCACAAGATTTATTAAGCGAAGGTCGAATTAATGGTACAACATATTATGAAATATTAGATGAAGCTACTGTACAAAGAAATAATTTAATACAAGATATAGGTTACAAAAAAGAATATAGTATGGCAGGATTTTTTGCAGGTACTATAAATGTTGGTAAATATATTTATTTAGACTTAGCTAATATTGTTGTTCCTGGTCAAGGAATTGTAAGACAACCTCTTAAAAATATGGATGAAGCCTTAACTATTTTAGCTAAATCTCTACCAGAGGAACTTGATAAAGGTAAAACACTACAAAATATTTATGATGAAAATATAGATGTTTTTGAGGGTTTAGCAGAAATATTAGTAAATGCTAAGGACAATGGTGTACCTGTTGGATTAAAATTAATAAATGCAGGTTTGCATCCAGACTTTGCTTTTAAAATACAAAATGCAGATACTACAGTAAATGATGTTATAAATATTATGCAAGACGGTATACAAAATGGTTATGTAGCAGATTTGTATTATGGTGGTCGATGGATAGGTAGAGGTAAAAACAAACATTTACAATCGAAAATATTAAATGAAAATTTATTAGCTGCATTAGACACACCGTTAGATGATGGTATAACAACTACAGCAAGAAGAGGTGGAAGTTTTAGAGACCAAATGTTAGCACAAGATATTAAATTACCTAAAACTAAACCTGCAGATTTAAATGACATACAAGAATCATTAAGATATTTTACAAGATATGGTTATCTAGGTTCTGTACCAGAACAAAGATTAGGTGAATTAAGCACAGAGTTTTATAACGCATTGAAAGATGGAAAAACAATGGAAGCTAAAAGTATATTTAAGGACAAACTTGTATCTGGTGAAATAGGTTTACAACTTAAAACTACTTTTGGTTTAACAGATAATGAAATAGATAATTTCTTTAATAAATTTTATAACAATGACGCACAAGGTTTTGATGATACATTTGCTAAACCAATGTCACCAAGTAGAAATCCAGAATTTTATCCTCTAGATGAAGTAGATATAATAACACAAAAACAATTTTCAGATGTAGCAAGTGAAGAACAAATGATACAACTAACACAAAACTCTTTAGAGCTATACAGTCAATTAAAAAATTTAACTATACATGGTCCTGATATACAAGGATTGATTAAAGCAACAAGTAACAAAAGAAGACTTAGAAGCAAATATTTAAATGCAGAGGGTAACGAAGATATATTTGAAGTAGTGCGTAAAGCTGCAGATGAAGGAGAAGAAGTAGATTTTTGGCGTGAAGGCTCACATTTAAATGAATTGTTATCAGACATTAAACCAGATTTTGAAAACCCTAATGTTTTGTTTAAAAGTGTAGAAGGTTTTTCAGGAGGTTTTGATAGATTATTTTTTGGATATATGAGAAATTTTCAATACCCTGCTTTTTTATTAGGCAGGTTGTCATATCCATTAAAACTTATAACTGATGCAATTATTAAAAATAAATTTCTAGGTACACGAGGACCTCTAGATGGTCTTGTAACTTATTTTAAATTAATGCTTAATGATTCAGAAGGACTTCTTGCAAGAGTATTTAAGATAAATCCAGATACAACTATGGTAGGTCCTTATAGAACTACAAAACCTTTAGACAATAAAGCTACTGAGTTACTAGAAGATGTTATTCCTAAATCAGTAAGAAAGGCTTTGGGCATATTGTCTGATTCACAACAATTTGGCACACCAGAATTAGCACAACTTTTTTCTGCAGATGTTAAATTTGTTGATAATCAATTAATGAACATTACAGGACATGACCTCGTTACTATTGTAGATACCGTTAAACATCCAAAAGCATTTGTGTATTTTTTAGATAGATATATAGACGACCCATTAGCCAATATTGTTTCAGGCATGAAAAGAAAAGGTTTTACTATAGACCAAATGGCTGACTATCTCAAAAATACAGAATCAATAAGAAAAATAATTCAGAAAAATAATGATGGTCTTATTAAAAGAGGACCTGCTAGTAGAAATGCTGCTGCAGGTTCAATAAAAACTGACGAAGATTTTATAAGACTAGCAACACATTATTCGCAATCAATAGATAATTACACAGGTGGTAGTTTAAAACTTCTTGATGTCATTGCTGATGGAAAAATAGGCAACATTAATTTAAGAAACTTGGATATATTGCAACCAGAACTACAAGAACAAGCATCAAGAAAAATTATAAAACTTTACAATGAGGTAAAAGAAAAAGTACCTGCAGAGATACCATTTCCAAAGGGAGATAAAAAAAGTTTAGCTGAACAAAAAGGTGTTATTAGAAATTTATTAGACTCTATGTTTTTTGCTACATCACAAGGAGAAGGTACTGCTATTCGTATACCATTTATTAAACAAGCATACAATTTAGCAGTAGACTCTTTTGCAAATTTTGGTCAAAAATCTGCATTAGAAGAAATGTTAAAAGTTCATTTGGACCCAGACACAGCAGTAAATTTAAATAAAGAAGTTATTAAATCTGTAAAAGATAATATAAAGAAAGCAGATAATACACTTGCTGATTATGACGAAGTTTTAAATGTTAACATAAAACCTATTATTTCTAAGAACACTGCGAATGGTGTTACAGAGTTTGTTGTTACTTTGTTTACAGAACAAGGACAAAAAACTGTAGATTATTTATCTACAAATGCTCGGAATGCCGACAGTATAACTTTTACTACTGATGTACAAAAAGCAGAAGCACAAGTTTATGGAGCTGCTAATAAAATAGCTGAAGGAAGATTAGGTTTTGATGACAGTAAAGTAGGTACTTACATATCTAGATTTAATAAAGATGAAATAATTTACAATGGACAATTTGCTAATGAAAAAATTGTACAAGATGTTTTATTAAATGCCTATGACATTGGTTATGGTGCAGAAGATGTAGCATTAATCATTAAAGACGCAGTTAAGTATCTTTCAGAACCTGGTGCTAACAAAAAAGGGTTAGAAAAAATATTAGGTTTATCTGGTAGTAAACCTAATTTATTACAAATCCGTAAAAATTTCCAAGCATCTACCAAAGGTAAAACGCAAAAAGCTAAATACACAGGTGAACAAACATTTGATGTAGGTAGAAAAACTATAGAAAAAGTTTTAAATCAACCAGTAAGAATAGCTGTACCTAAGAACGCATTAAACGAAGAACTCACTGATAGTGTATATAGATTTGTACGAGAAAATCCAGAAGGTTTTAGCCTAGATTTAGGCAATCAAGAATCTTGGGGTAAAGTTGCTAGTTTGTTTGTATCTCCATACAACACCAGAACATTAGTTGTAAGTGGTAAAAATTCTTTAACACCGAATGTATTGAAATCATACATACTTGATAATGGAGATAAGTTAAGATTGACCGACCATGTACTAGGTGGTAGATGGGATGAAGCTAGAGGACAATGGTTTTTAGATGTGTCAGTTAAAATTAATCGTGGTGTACAAGATACAACTATCAATGCTAGTAAAAAAGCGTATGACAAAGCTAAGTATTTAGGATTAGCTGCTGACCAAATATCTTTTGGTGAAGTGTATTTAAGAAAAGAAGGTGACGAGATTATTGAAAGTATATTTAAATATGATGATACTTATGAAATAATTAACAATGGTGCTGTGTATAACACACTTAGATTAAGAGGAAAGAAATTACTAACAGATAATCAAGTAAAAGCATTAGGTGAAGAAACAATAGTAACAAACCCTGGATATTTAAAAGAAAGACAAGGCTTAGATGTTACAGAAAAAGCTATTGTTGCAGACAAAATATTTGAAAAATTAAATATTAAAGGCATCTTTAATAGAAAAGAAAAGACTATGGAAATATTTAAACCTGCTGACAATACCATAATGCCAAATATGAACGAGTGGAGTTATACATCTGTATTAGACATGAATGATGTTAGAGCAAATATTGTAAGAAATATGAGTTTTGAAGACATACACCAAAGAGCAATAGAGTTTGCTATGGAAGCACAGACTAATCTATTGTTTAATTTAACAGAGCGTGGATATTTTGCACAAGCCTACAGAAGTGGTTTTGCTTTTTTTGAAGCATGGAGAGAATACGCAGGTAGGTATTACTTGTTAAGTAAAAACAATGTAAAAGCAGCGTATCAAATTGCAGAAGGTTATAGAAAAGGTGTAGAAAATAATGTTATCTTTAAAGATAAGTTTGGTGACAATTATCTTTTTATACCGACAGGTGGTACACCGTTAGATTCGTATGCAAAATCAAATGGTTTTGGCGAGTATTCTGAAGACGCATCAGTGCCTAGTGAAAGAGTTTACGCTAAAAGAAGTCTTAGACTAAGTGCTTTAGGCGTAGGTGGTGCAGGAGTACTACCATCTTTAGGTGCAGGTATGAGTATGCCAGTAGGTTTTTTATTAAGAGATAAGCCATCAGCTAAAAGATTTGTAGAACGATATATCATGGCAGGTTATAACTTACCTTTCAGTGGCAAAGGTGAAATAGATTTATTAGATATACCAGAAGAATTTATAAGAAGTGCTATACCTTCAGTAGCTCAGAACTGGTTTAACGCTATGGCAAAAGATTTTAACATAGCAGGTGTAGATGAAGATATATGGTTAGGTGCAACAACAAAAGCCTTTCAAATATCAGCACAGTTACACCCAGAGTTAGCTGATGATTTTGAAGCATTAGAAACTATTACCGAGCAGGTAAGAGAAAACATTTATACATTAATGGCATACGATAGATTTATAAGTCCGTTTGCACCAAAGCTAAATGTTCTTTATGCGATAGAAGGTAATCCTGCAACTTTTAAAAAATGGTACGATGAAGAAGGTTTTGATTCTGGTATTTTTTATAACAATATGGTTGAACTTGCAGCAATACATGGTTTTTACCAATCAATGAGAAGCCAATGGGTAGCCACATTAGGACCAACACAAGGTGAATACTACGCATTAGTAGAAGTTGTAAGACTATTAGGTTTAGATAAATATGGTATACAAGGGTTTACATCTGCAGGTTTGCAACTAAAAGGTAAAGCTGTATCTGAAGCAGGTAGAGTACCAAGAACAACATTAGAATATGATTTTGTGTTATCACACCCAGAACTTGCAAAAGATTTTGGACCAGTATTAACTTACTTTTCTAGAAATCTAGATGAGGGTTTATTAGATTTTAGTGGTTACGAATCTTTACCTTTAGAGCTAGTAACACCTAAAAACGAACAAGAAATGTTTGCAGATGTACAAAAGTTTTTAGCTTCTGTAATTGGTAAAGCTATGAAAGAAGATAAGCTAAGAGAACTTGAAGCAACAGTAAAATATAAACCTGATTCTAATTTTGCAAACATTGTAAAAGCAGAAAACGCAAAGATTGATGCTTGGTTAGCGTCTATGTTTCCTATAGCTTATGGTAAGTCAGAAGCATACAACAGTGTTCTTGGTGGCGAAACTGCTGAACGATTAGACAATGATATAATGATAGATTATTTAACTAGAGCAGCAGAACATCCTGAGTTTGCACAGTTTGAATTAACTGGTTACTTACAAGAATATTTCGCTGAACGAACAAGAGCGTTAGATGCTATCAGAAAAAACAAAAATTATCCTAATATAGAACAAGCAGTTAATTATTTAAAAAACAATACATCACCTGGTGCAGATGCTGTTCGTCTAGAATTGCAAACACAAGCCTTTAAGATTATAGAAAAATACCCATTGTTTATGGTAGTATACGATGAAGTGTTAGTTAATGAAGTAGATAGATTTGGAGTAATAGATTAATGGTTAATTTCTTTATGCCTGAAAACATAACAGATGAGAAAGATGGTCAAAAAAGTGTAGGTCCATTAGACCTTATGCCTCCACAAGGTGACAATGCTCCAATCGGTATGGATGAAACTGGTGGTGACATATACGAAAATCTATTAAATATGTCTATGTTTTCAGACCCTAACAAATTATTAGGAACAGGATTTCAAAAAGAATACAGTGTATACAAAAAAGACGATGCAGGTAACATAGAATATGAAGCAAATACTGGAAACCCTATTGTTGAACCTATTTCTGCAGAGGAGTTTTTAACATCAGATAAATACCAAGTTGAAAGAAGAGATTTGTTTGGAACATCAGATGCTTTTTTAAATATATATTACACAAAAGATATAAAGAATCAATGGACTGCTTTAGATAAAGCACAAAGAATACCTCTTAAAAATGCTTTAGCTAAAGCAGGTCTAATAAATTTAAGTAAAACTTACGGTGCTAATTTAGATGCTGAAACCATGAAAGGCATCAAAAAAGCTATGGACTTTTCTATGGATAATAATGGTAAACTTTCTTGGGTTGCATCAACTACAATGATGGGAGAATTTTCCCAAGCGTATCAAGCAGGTAACACGACTACTTATGAATATAAAAACGAAGACTTAGAAGATTTCTATAACGGTTTTTTGAAAGAAGTAGAATTACGAAAAGGTGCACCTTTGTCTGAATATGAAACAAATTATTTTAGTAACAAATTTGCTAGTGGACCTGCTGCTCAATTTTTAGAAAGCGTTGATAACTTAGCTCCTGCTGTACCAGATACCTTATTGTCTACAGATACAGGAGAGTTTGCAGGATTTGTAGAAGGTACTCCTGCTGAAGAACCTGACACAAGTATCTTGACAGACACAGAAGATATACAAGATGAAGTCTTTGCACCTAGAGAAGAAGTAAGTAGACAAGCAGATATAGAAGATGATACTTTTTATAGAATACAAAAAAATATGGCAGGTCTATCTTCGGCACAATCTAGTACACCAATGAGGAGAGGCTAATGGAAGAAGTAGAAACGCAATATACAGTAGAACAAGTTAAAGAATTATTATCACAACAAGAGGTTCCAGGCGATGATGCTAGAATATTAATTGCTATTGCTTACTTAGAATCAAAATTTAAACATGGTATAGATGGTGATACTGACATTGATGATAAAGGTTTATGGCAAATTAATCCTCCAAGATATTTTACTGGAGAAAAACCAGACAATATGACTGTAGAGTTTTTTGAAAATCAAGGTAAGACTTTGTCATTAGAAGATTTTACTAAATCAGTTAAATATGATATTAAGTATGCAACAGCCTTTGCTGCACATATAGTTGACTACAGACGAAGAAATCCTAAATCTTATGGTCCAGACCCTTTTGATGCTTGGAAGACATACACAAAATATATAAAACCTAACATGTCAAGATTAGGAGCAGACAATGAATTGGTACTTATAGATGGGTTAGATGCAGAGATAACTAAAGCTGTAGATTACATTAAAAATTACAACCAAATATCTTTCGGCAATATTGATGATGTTCCTGTTACTACAACAGTTCCACCTACAACTACGACAGTACCACCTACAACTACAACTACAATACCTGAAGATACAGAAATTGATACAACATCAAGAAGTGCAGGGATAACTAATCAATTTGGTAAACCACCAAGAGAAAGAGATTTTGAACAATCAGATTTTTATAAATTATTAAACCCTATGTTTGACTCACCTACGGAACCAGACAGACCTTTAAGGTCGGATATGAGTTTAGTAGATAAAGGTAATGAAGCATTTAGTAATATTCCTGTAGGTCCTATTACACAAAAAATAAGAGATGGTAATACACCAATACAAATGTTGATAGATAGAATGGTATCTAGTATTAATGAAAAAAGAACACAGAAAAATCTAGAACCAATACAACAACAACAACCGAATACCAGAAAAACAATGTCGAAGGAAATAGAAGAAGCTATTAGATTACTTGGTGGATAATGGTAGAAGACGACAACTTTATCCCTGACGATAGTGAGCTAGAATTTTTAAAGCAGGAACAAGACACTGCTTTATTTAATAAAGGATATGACGAACCTATAGATAATAAATTTTTGTGGAATTATATTGGTGGAAGGCAAATGGGTTATGGTGGTGATGAATTAAAAATTATTGAAGATACAGCTTTTAGCGAAATTATGGATTACATGGACGCAAATGATATCCATTATAGTGAAATAGATGTATACGATTTTATACCAGAAAATAAAAGATTATCACCATATTTAATTTTTCAACTAGGTCAAAGAAATGAATATTACACAAATGATTTAATAGAGTATATGATTTCAGTTACAAGAAGAACACCATCAGGTGTTTATGATTTTGATTTGGATGAAATTATAGATGCTCCACCTAGTCATTACATGGCAGAATATGCACTTAAAGGTGCAGATGCACAAGGACCAGAACAAAAATTAATACAACAAGCAAAAATAATTAGTGGAGAATATACAGAAGGTGATTTAAAAAAATTAAAATTTAAAAAGTTTTTTGAAAAACAATCTCTTTACAATAAAGCAAGTGATGTAAAAATAAAATTTGTAAACAATTTATTTCCTGGTGGTTCTTACGAAGCATACTTAGATGAAAGTCACAGACGAAATATGGAGAAAATGGGTATGACTCCAGAAGGTGACTGGTTGCCAGAAGTAAAAGAAAACTTGATAATAAAATCTACTGATGCAGATGGCAAAGTTACATACACAGATTTTTATGGAGAAGAAGTTAGTCCTGATGACCCAAGAATAAGTGATGAATCTAAATTTGATGATATAGTTAAAGACTTAGAAACACCTCCTGAAAATTTAACAGAAGAACAAAAAGTTAAAAAATTATATGATAATGGTGCAATATCAGAAACAGAGTATAAACAAGCATTAAAAGGCGAAGGCATTTTTGCAATCACACCTACAAATGTAGTAGATGATGGTATAGAGTTATATCATTCTATATCTAAAGGTGAAACAGTAAATAAAAAGTTTCACGCAGGAACTTACAATGCAGCTTTAGATAGAGCAAGTCAATTTTATGGTGGTGAACAATTATATAAAATAGCCAATGATAATTTAAATTTTATACAAGAACAAGTCAATGATTTAGTTAGTGAATTATCAGAACAAGTAAGTTTTGAAAAAGTAGGAGATTTTTATGAAGTAACAGATGGTATGGTTACGAGAGAAATAACTATTACATTACCAACAGGCGTAGAAGCAGATTTCAACATTGTTGCAGAAACTTCTAATAATGATTTAACTGTAAAATTTCAAGATTTAGATGGATATGATGGTGAAGAAATATATAGTGAAACATTGTGGGATATAGAAAATGAACCTAATAGTTTAAAAAGTTCTACATCTACTATAAATATTATTGATGATGAAAATGTTGCTGCAGGATTTTTAGATGAATTAGGTTTAAAAAGTCAAGCAGGAGATTTTAATTTAAGAAATGGTTACGATTTATACAAAGTAAACATAAAACCTGGTGCAAATGTAGTAAACATACCAAATACAGCAATATTTGTAGAGTTCGGTATAGAAAAAGAAATGAGTGCAGATTTTATACAGGGGTTTATAGAACGACCAGGTGATGTAAATCAATATACAAATGTAACACAAATAAAAATTGATGGTAAAACATACGATATAACAAATGATTTTACATCAGCACAAGCATTACAAAAACATTTTAAAGATGCAGATGTATTAGTTTATACCAATGACATAGAAGATGTTGGTAGTAAATCATACATTTTTATGAATGAAAACTCTTATGGATTAGAAAAAATAGATGATGCACAATTTAATATTGATGTTGCAAATAAACATATTAAAAATAACCCATACGCAACAGTGTCCAAATTAGCCAGAGAAGAAGCGTTTACAAAACCTGAAAGGTATCAAGTTTTAATAGATGCTTTACTAAATGAAACAGACACACCTACAAATGTAGCAAGTTCTTATCATTACAATGTAGAAATGGTAGATGGTTATCCTATTAACCAAAACCCAGAAAATTTTTGGACAAACCCAGAGGATGCAATTTTTGGACAACAATATAAAATAGATGAATTTGTAGACGAACTTATTAGATTAAATGCTCCTATTAAAAATCATCCAGTAATGCAACAACTAATTAAAATGATGCCGAACATAGACCCAAATGCAGGAGCAGCTACTTTAATACAAAATTTAGATGACCGTCCTACAAATCCTTTTGGTGTTTTTTCAGATAAAAGAGATTTTACTAACAAGATAGGGGAATCTTTATATACAAGATACACAGTTAGAAATTATTTTAACAACACAGACACTGTGGATTTTATTGAAAATACATTAATACCTGCCTTAGAAAATAAAACATTAAGTAAATTTGATGATGTTAACAGAACAAACTTATCTAAATTTATATATTATCTACATCATTTTGAAACCTCAGGTGCTTTTGATGCCTATGATTCTAAAGCAGACATTATTAAAAAAGTTATATATGGTGATGTACCTGTTATGGAAACAGGTGTAGATTTTAATACTAACTCTATAAATCAAGAAATTGATTTATTAAACATAGCAGGTGTAGACAAAACTGTAGTCGATTTAGTAGTAGATAATCAAATTGAAATTAAAAACATTATGCAAACACATTTAGCTAAAGTACAAAATTCATACCTTCCTGACACAGATTATATTGTTGTGTTTAGAGCAGGTGAATTAGGAGTACACGGTGGTGCTACACCTATAAGTAGTGCTAGTAAATCTTATAATGTATCTGAAGGGATGTTGTTTTATCAATCTTCGATGGGTAGAAATGCAGGAGAAGCAGACCCAAAAGTAAAGGCTTATTTGGTAAATACAGCAGAAATAATTGACACAGAAGCATTAGGTATAAGAGGTGGTATTGATGGTAATGAAATGGAAATTTTAGCTCCTGATAGTGCATTTATAGAATTAGACGAAAGTACTTTAGAAAAAATTATGCAGGGAGATACTATTGATGAAGATATAGCTAAGATAGTGCCGAGAACTGAAGGAGGAACAGTTGGTGCAGCAAAAGCAAACGACCCACGCTTTGGTTCTAAAGATGTTTCCGAATATGTTACAGATGAAGGAAGAAATAAATGGATGGAATTAGTTGACGAAGCACCAGAAGTATTTGAAGATATATACAAAGCGTCTAAAAAATTAGTAGGTAAGGGATTATCTGCTTTGCAAGTCTTTGACCCAGGAGATATAGTTATAGTAGAAAGTTTAAGAAGACTAGCACCTGCATTAGGTTTAGCATCAATAGCAGCACCTGCATTATCTGCTTATGTAGCTTATGAAGTAGGTGTATTACTTGTAGATGTAGGTCAAGCATTAAATAAAGCAAGAGTAAATCAAGGTTTAGGTACTGTAGCAGAAGCAGGTGGTGCAATATTTGGTGGAACTGAAAACGCTGATTGGAGAAAATTGGGTAAAGATACATTTAAACAATTTGGTGAAGTATCAGACGACTGGTCCTTGTCATGGAAAATAAGTGAACCTATAATTAATTATGTATTTAAAGAGTATACTGAACTTAAAAATAAAAGAGAAGAACAAGATTATATCAGTAATATTGAAACAGGAGTCTCACCGAGATAATGGATGAATTAGAATTATTTGTAAGAAATTTAAATAACTATATTAAAACTAATGGACCTGCAGCAGGTAAATCATTAGATATTGAAGACTACACTAATTACGCTACAAATTTATATAAGAGTTTCGGTCCTTTTACATTAGAAGAAATGCAAACTACAGAATTACAACCAGGGTTTTATGAGTTTTTATTTAACCAAGAAGAAAAGATTGATAAAGAAGAAACAGTAGAACAAGAAACACCAGAAACAGTAGTACCAGTAGTACCACCTACACAAGGTTTTGTTAATTCTGAAATATGGGAATACGAAGGTCAACAGCATGTTGTTTGGCAAATACCTAATACAGAAATTTACATGAGGTACACAGCCACACAACAACAGTTAGATGGTTTTTATAGTGGTAGAGAAAAACCACAGGTACAAACAGCTAGTGATGATATGTGGACGACTGCTATATATTTTGGTGCTATAGAAGAATTACCAGAACGCGTTATATTACAAGGAGAAAATCCTTTTATAGGTTTTACAGAACAATGGAATGCTGCAGTAGAAGGGCAACCTTGGTTAAAGTCAGACCCAGAAATGATGGAGTTATGGATTCAAGGTCTTGTTGAAGATAGAGACATAGCAGATTATGAATGGAATAATACTGATTGGTTTACAAGACAAAGCCAAGAAACAATAGATTGGTTAATACTATCAAGAGGTAGAGATATTAATGCTGATAATTTACCTGTTGATGCTGCTGTTTACAGAGATGAGAATAGAGTTTTGTGGAGAAATGCACTTATAGATGCAGGAGTAGATGGAGTAGATACAATAGTTGACAACAACGGAGTTTCTTTTGCAACATGGTTTGCAGATTCTGTAACACAAGGAACAACAGGCACAGCACCTTTAAGTGATACTTTGGCTTCTGCACAGATAACTGCTTTAGCTGACAGTTCATCTGGTATTAAAGTAGCAACAGACATAACGAATTGGTTAGACGGTAGAGGAACATTAGGCGAGTCTAGAAAAGGATATGGTGTTGTTAGCAATAGAGGCAAAGCAGTACTAGGTCCATTGTATGGCAAATTAGATGATACTACTTTAGCTGAATACGCAGACAAATATAATAACGCTGAATCTGAAGCAGATGGTTTAATGATTATAAACAATTTATTATTAGGACAGAGAAAAGTTTTGTTTCCTAATTACGATGAAAGTTTAACTTATGAAGAAATAGCAGGACCGTGGCGTAACTTTTCTTTTAACGCTTTAGGTGAAAGAGTGAATGAAACTTCTGATATATGGATTAAAATTTTACAAGCTAATGACCAGACAGTAGCAAACCAATTATTAACTACATACGGTCTAAATAATAATAATATGAAAGTACTAGACGACCTTACAGATAATATGTCTTCATCTATAGGTGTACAATCTGGTATAGTCAGAGCACAGAGATAATGGCAACAGTAACTTATTATAGAAGTGATTATTTAAAAGGTTATACAGTTGATGAAAATGATACAGCATCAATAGATAATTTTAAATCATCTGGTTATACAACTAATTATGAACAAGCATTAAGAGAATCGAAAACAACTGTTGGTGGTATTAATTATACAGCTCCGACAAATGAAAATAATTCTACTGTTGACAGCACGACCTTAACACCACAAGCTAAAAAAAGAATTAAAGATTCAGCTAAATTAAAATTTGGTAATTCTTTACCAGAGGAACTAATTGAAGAATACACAAATGCTTATATAGAATTTGGTAACGATGCTGATAGTGCCATAGCCACAGTTAGACAAACAGATTTATATAAAACCTTATTTCCAGGAAATCTAAATGCAGATGGAGCAACAGTAAAATTTTCAGAATCAGAGTATACCTCTATACAAAACTCTTATAAAAGGAGATTAGAAAACATTAATATAAACCCAGATGTTATTTTGACAGAAGAAAGAAGAGCACAGCTTATAGAAAATGTTGTGTCACCAGATGAGTTTGGTCAAAGAATAAATACTGTTCGTACAAATGTTTTAAACGCTATACCACAAGTTAAAGAATTTTATTTAAGAAACTTTAACAGAGTGTTGACAGATGAAGAAATAATAGCAAGTGCTATAGACCCAGAGATAGGTAAAGGTTTAGTTTCTGGTACATTGACTTCTAGCGAAATATTAAATCAGCAAATTAGGACAGCAAGGATAGGTGCAGAAGCATTACTTGCAGGAACAGATATATCTATTGAAGCTGCAGAGGAATTAAGTAACTTAGGTTTAAGTGTAGAAAAAGCACGAAGAGGTTTTGCACAGGTAAGAACTATACAGCAACAAGCACTAGCACAGGGTAGAGATGTACCATCAGTCCAAGATATTTTAGAAGGAACTGAATTAGGTCAACAAGAAGAACTGTCAACAGTTATGAATATTATGAATCAGCAACAGACACAAAGCTCTGTATCATTAGGAGCAGTCCAAGGACAAACAGGAGCAGTAACTGGTCTTTTAGAAGGTTAGTACTTGCACAACCACAATATGTGGTATACTCAATATGACCCCATAGTTAGGTCTGGGGGTAAAAATGACCTTTCAAAATTGTAATCGGTCTTGATGCCTACTGACAAGACCTGTCAAATAAAAACAGTAGCGTAGAATAAACCAGTGGTTACTCATACACCACTTGTAAAAACCTGTATGAAGAAAGACAAGTGAATAATGACAGAAGAGAACAACTCTCAAACTAACACAGGCGATAAGAACTGGAAAGAGATTCGAGAACAAAATGAATTTCTAAAAGGAAAAGTTGCAGAGTATGAAGCTAAAGAGAGAACGCAAGTTTTTAAATTAGCAGGTCTAGACCCTACTAAAGGTGTTGGTAAAGCAGTAGATATGATGTTTGAAGGCGAACTAAATGTTGATAACATCAAGCAATATGCTACAGAAGAATTTGGAGTAGAGTTTGGGCAACAAGACGGATTACAACAAGATGTTGGACTACAACAACAAGTTGAAGCAAGTCAAGACAGGCTAAACAATATACAACAAAATTCTGTGGTAGACAACTACAACACAGATGCAGTTGCACAGCTTGATGAAATTGTCAACAAAGGAACCGTAAAACAATCTATAGCTGCTAAGTTATACGCACAAGAAGAAGCAAAAAAGAACAACTAAGTAGCTTTTACTTCTTCGAAAAATTTAAGTATTAGATAATAACTAGGAGAAGATTAATTATGGGAGCAATATCCCTGACTAACAGTAGCATTTATGCTCAAAATATTAATAACTTTACTGGTGAATTGTTTAAAGTTGGTGGTCAAAGAACACCTTTCCTATCTGCCGTTGGTGGTTTAAATGGAGGAACTGCAATACAGTCAACCTTCTTTCAAATCCAAGCAGCTGATAATCAGACAGTATCTTCAGAACCTACTAAAGGTCAAGAAGGTGCAGCTCCGACAGAATATCTAGGTCGTGACAGAGTAGCTTATACTTTCGTTACACAGGTATTCCATAAGGGTGTCCAAATGACATACACAGCTTTAGCAAGTTACATGAATCAAAATCCATTTGACTTATCTGCAAACATAGCCAACTCCTCAGACGGAGATGGAACTGTTACAGCAGGAGACAAACTTGGTCTTTTTGGTGGTAACCCAGTAACCGATGAATTTGCTAATCAATTAGAATTAGCAATGGAAAAAGTAGCAAGAGAAGTAGAATGGTTCGCATTTAACGGAACATTTGCTGACGGTGCTAACACCACTCCAGGTTCAGGAACTCGTGAAATGCGTGGTCTTAAACAATGGATTGGTTTAAATGCAAATGCTAACAATACAGTAGCCCCAACTTATGTTGGTGGTAACATACATTATTGTGATGCTGACGGAGATGCAACATCTGCAGCTCGTGACCTTACATGGGATGCTATCGCTGATGGCATGAAGCGACTTTATGACGCTCATGCTCCAATGAAGCAACCTGTATTGGTAGTTACACCAAAGCAATTACTAGCTCTTAACAAAGAACTAGCTAAAGGCACCATTGGTTTAGCTGCAGCAATTATCCCAAGGGATAGAAATGTAGCAGGTATCGACATTGATACCGTTGTAACACCGTTTGGTTCTATTGGTATGATGGTCTTAGACCCTAATATCATGCCTGCAGGAACTGCTTACATCTTAGACTTGGCATTCATTAAGCCAATATTCACAAACATCCCAGGAAAGGGAACAGTGTTTGTAAGAGATATTGACCAAGATGCTAACGCTAGAATCGGTAAAGCAATTTATATGGAGATGGGATTCGATTTCGGACCTCCTTCATATCACTTACTATTTGAACAAACAAATAGCTAAAGTAAATATTGGAACTTTGGGAGTAGCTCCACCTGCTCCCTTAGTTCTGCTATAATCAAATAAATATATAAGGAAAAAAATTAATGGCAAATAAATTAGTAGGCGTAACTTACACTGGTAGTGCTACACAAAGTCCACCTATACCAACGGATGGGATGTTACTAGCAGGGTTTATACCTAATTCAGCTTTTAATGGAACAACAGTCACCTTTCAATGGTCAGCAGACCAAGATGGTGGTGGTACATATATTGATGTAAAAGAGACAGATGGTTCAGCAGTATCTTACACAGTTGCTGCAGACAAACTCACAAGAGTTGACCCATCAGGTTGGGCTTTTGCATCTACAGGTTCTATTAGGTTTGTATCAGGTGCAACAGAAGACACAAGTTCAGCAATAACAGTATTACTTAGAGACGCTTAGTACCATGAGTACTACTATAGGTAATCTAGTCGATAGAGTGTATCGAGAATATCTCGAACCTATGGACGATTTACAACCGTATACAGTTTTAACTTCTGCTATTAGCAGCACATCTGCCACAACTGTTAGTTTTAACGGTGACCTTCTTACACAAGAAGAAGAAGATATGATGGACGCAGGTTCTGTTATAGAAATAGGACAAGAACTTATGTTTTGTAGTTCTATTGATACTATAAATAATCAAGTTACAGTAGTTAGAAGTGCAAGAGGTTCTACTGCAACTACACATGCAATAGGTGATGTAGTTAAAATAGCTCCACCATTTCCTAGAAAAGTTGTATTTGATGCTGTCAAAGACCAGATTAATAATTTATTTCCTACACTATTTG